GAAATCGACTTGGAAGCTTTTGCGAAGAAAGTAGCAGAGGAGACTGCTGCTAAGATCGCAATGAAGCAAGCTGAGTCAAAGGCTGCCGAAGAAAAGGCCGCCCAAGAAGCTGCTGAGAAAGCTCAGGCAGAAGCCGAAGCTAAAGCTCAGCAAGAAGAAGAAGTTAAGACAGCTATTAAGACAGGTATCGAGTCAGGTGCTGACCGTCTGATGGCTGATGTGCAAGCAGATCTGAACAAGCGTAATGCTGATATGGAAGAGACTCTTGCCAAGTACAAGCGTGAGCTGGAAGAGAAGTCAGAAGAAATCTCTAAGATGCGTGATTCAAAGCGTGTATTCGCTGACCGCGCTGAAAAGTCTGACATCAGCAAGTGGGGTCGTGACTTTTTGACCGCTCATATGCTGGGTGTAATGACTCGTAAGGGTTGGAACACTGACTTTGCTCAAGACCTGCAGCAGAAGGCTGGCGTAAACTACGCTGCTAACGCTGCTGACATCGACCAGGAAGTTTCTTCTCTGATCGAAAAGGAAATCATGCATGAGCTGAAAGTAGCTCGACTGTTCCGTGAGATTCCTGTCAATGGCGGTGCAACTGTACTGCCGATCCAAACTGATGCTGGCAAGGCTGCTTGGGCAACCGCAGCTACCAGTGGCAACTTGGAGAACCGTCCTCAGGTAACTGCTAACCAGTATAACGCGAAGCAAGTAGTACTTAATGCTTATCGTCTGGTTTCTAGTACCTTTATGGACAATGACGTAGATGAGCAGGTACTCATTAACTTGATGCCTATGCTGATCGAGTCAGTAGCTCGCGCTCATGGTCGTGCAGTAGAAGACGTTATCCTGAACGGTAACGGTACTATCTCTGGCCTTGACAACTATGCAGCTACGCATGCTAGTACTCTGTCAATCGGTTCTTCAACTCGACTGACTGCAGCCTTGTTGTTGGGTGCTCGCGAAGACATGGGTAAGTATGGTCTGAATCCTGGTGATATGGCTTTCGTTGTTAGCCAGAATAGCTACTTTGACCTGTTGAATGATGCTAACTTCCAGACTCTGGATGAAGTTGGTTCTGATTTGGCAGCACGAGTAGTGGGCACTATCGGTGCAGTTTACGGTACTCCCGTAGTTGTATCTGAAGAGTTCCCGTCAGAGGCTGCAGGCGCTCCGGCTGCTTTCGCAGTTAATACCCGTAACTACGTTACTCCTCGACTCCGAGGTGTATCAGTTGAGCAAGACTACGAAGTCATGAACCAGCGTCGTGTAATCGTAGCTTCTCAGTCACTCGGCTTTGAAGAAATTTTGGCTGGTGACGGTGCAGGTAACGAGCCTTCTGTTAAGATCGATTTCGCAGCTTAATAGAAACGCTTTTTATAAACTGGGGAGGGTTTCCTCCCCAAGTTTTTATTAATTGACTTATGGCAGATTTAATTACTTTAGCAGAGTACAAAGAAATAGAGGGAATTAGCAGTCCTAAAGAAGACCTGCGTCTAGCAACTTTAGTTCCTTCTGTGAGTCAATTAGTAAAAACTTATTGCGGTAATTCATTAATAGATTATTATTCTACTAATAAAGTTGAACTTTTTACTGTAAATTGGACTACTCATATAGTACAACTTACAGAAAGCCCTGTAAATACGATAGTATCAGTAGAAAAAAGAGATTCAGTAGATGAAAATTATTCTACTGTTCCAACTACTGAATATTATTTAGATACAGCTACGGATAGTGTGCTGTATGTAACAGGACGTACCTATAAAAACTGGCCACAAGGAGCGGGGTCAGTAAGAGTTACTTATACCGCAGGATATAGTAGTTGCCCCGAAGATTTAAAACTAGCAGTGGTAGACCTTATTACTTATTATTTAAGAGATGAGCACAAAGAAAGAAGAACTTTAGGCGGAGCCAGCATACAAAATCAAGGCTCAACTAGTTTAGCGAACAGTGTAGCATTTCCGGATCATATCAAGCGAGTGCTTGATTTGTATAAAAACTTTTAATGAGCTCTAATAGTATTAGAGAAGAAGTAAGTTTAAAGCTTCTACAGGATGTAGAACGAGCGGAAAGAAATATTGTTTCTGAGGCTGCTCGAAAAGTCTTATCTACAAAAGAAGCAAGTCAGTGTCTAATATTAGATAGAAAAGCTGTGTCTGCTTTAGTTTTAGGTATGGAAGCAGGTATAGGAAGAAAACTAACAACGTACGAGCGTAAAAAGTATCGAGCGGAAGTTAAGGAACATTTTATTACAAGTTCTAAACCTTTTCCTGATATTTCAGGAAAGACATATTTTGTAAATATTTTAGCACAAAATCGACTATCTTTAGGTAGAAATATATTTTTTCTCGGCACTGATTTTGCAGGTATAAAAAAGAAGTACCACGAATTTAACGAAGATTTTATTACTAGAACTAAAACATTACAGAATACAAAATACGACAGAAAAAAGCCGGGCTCAGAGGTACAATTTGACCACGGAGCAGAAGGAACTGCTGTAGGCTCTCTCGGCGGCGGCGCTGCTGCAGTAGCAGTTGCATTGGACAGAGGCGTAGACTTTGCAAAACTTCAAAAAGTTGCAGGAGATAACTTAGCAGCAATTATTGATAGTCAGTTTAATAATTTATCTAAAAGCGCTAAGTCAAAAGTGTATACAAGGCTATTTGATATAATTGTAAATTGGGACCAAGTAGTAACAGAGTCCGGAGGACTAAATGCAGGAGTAGGGGTAATTATTCGTCCTATAAAAACAAAACAAAACTTAGGGCGTTCAGATTTAGAGAAAAAAGAAATGAACGCTCTTTTGGACGCAATTGATGCTACTGTACAAGAAATCGATTGGACAGAAGTACGGGGCTCTAGCAATGCTCGAGAAAAAGCACAAAAAGCAGCCGTTGATAGAATAGTAAAACCTTTAAAAAAAGTAGTTAAAGATAATCCAGGTTCTTCTATAGAAATAGACAAAGAACTAAAACAAATTCAACTAAAAACATCTGCAAAAGTAAAGACGCAGAGTAAAAAAAGTAGTCCAGTAAAAGCAAAGTCTTCAAGAAAAAATAGAGGAAAACTAGCAGGGCCTATAGTAGCAAAGTCTGGAGGAAGGAGAAAACCTCGAGAATCTAATTTTAAAACTTTACAGCTTATAGGATTGTTAAATGCGGCACTACCAAAAACAGTAGCAAAAAATATGGGCAGTCCTAGACTAAATTACAGAACAGGAAGATTTGCAGGAAGTGTAAGAGTTACAGATATTACTTTAACTGCAAAAGGGCACCCAAGTATTGGGTATACTTATCAAAAAAATCCTTACCAAGTTTTTGAATCTTCAAGCGGATCTAAGTTTTCTAGTGTAGATAGGGACCCCAGGAGCCTTATTGATTACTCTATTAGAGAAATAGCAGCACAACAAGCAATTGGTAGACTCTTTACCAGGAGAATTTAATGGCAGCAAGAACTTATACTTCTAGAAGGGCAAATATAGTAGAAGCTCTTGCAGAGAAACTAAAAAATATTGATGGGTCTGGAGCATATTTATCTGATGTTGCTAATAATGTTCATCCATATTTAAAGTTTTGGGACGAAGTAGAAGATTTTCCAGCAATTCATTTAAATGCTGGAAGCGAAACAAGAGAGTACCAAGGAGGGGGCTACAAGGATAGATTTTTATCAGTAACTATTCGTTGCTATGTTCAAGAGGAAGAAGCGCAGAATGCACTTAATGCTCTTATGGAAGACATTGAAACGGTTATTGAAGAAAATTCAAATTTACAATATTTTGACAAGCAAAATAATGAATTTAATTGTCAACAAATCACAATCATTAGTATTGATACTGATGAGGGTGTACTAGAGCCTTTAGGAGTAGGAGAAATTCTTATAGAGGTTCGATACTAGAAACGACTGGCAAGAACAAATGTTCACGTCCACGTCCTTTCAATACGCATAGGAGATATTACTATGGCAGAACAACTATATTTTAGCCGCGACAGTAAATGCTATATCGAATTTGACGGTGTAGTATGGGAAATCCCTGTTTTGGACGGCTTTAGCTTTTCGCAAGCAAACAATAGCTCAGAAATTACACTTTCAGAGATGGAATCTTCTGCAGGAGTAAGCCGAAGAGGTCGTCGCGCTTTTAACGATTCTCTAGCTCCTGGTGAGTGGTCCATTTCTACATATGTGCGTCCTTTTACGTCCGCTGGCACTGGTACCGGAGCTGCTGATGGAGCTGCAGAAGTTCACGCAGTAGAAGAGGTTCTTTGGGCCTTAATGGCAGGCGCCGATAATTACGATGGCACAACCTATGATTTTGATCGAAGTGGTAGTAATGTAATTACTCCCGCAGGTTCTTCATCTGTAATTAACTTTGATCAATCAAACAAGTCAACTCTAGGAACTGCAAATATTTATTTTGTACTTGGCGATGCTTCGCGTTCTGTAGTTAAGTTAAAGGATGCAGTTGTAAACGAAGCGAGCGTTGATTTTGAAATTGACGGTATTGCAACCATTAACTGGAGCGGACAGTGTTCTGAAGTAATTGACTTTACAGGAAGCACAGAAGAAAATGCCACGATGCCAGTAAATGGAGACACGACTCAAGACGGAACTACAGTTGCAGTAGGAGATGTCTGGCTGGATTCAGACGATAGTTTTAGACTATATGTTATGACAAATGTAGGTGCAGGTACAGAAGCATCTACTAGTTATATTAATGAGAAGATTACTGATACTGCTAACTTTATTCGTAATCGACTTACTACACTAACTGTTACTCCCACGTCGCAGGACCCGGATAGTGACGGAACTAATGAGCTTCAATCTTCATATAGTTTAACTCTAACTGGAGGAAATATTACTATTTCAAATAATATTACATATATTACTCCGGAAGAATTGGGTATTGTGAACGTTCCCGTAGGCCATGTTACTGGAGGTCGAGCAGTATCAGGAAGCTTTACCTGTTACTTAACTAGAGATACTAGCACTTTTGACTCTAACTTGTCAAGAGACTTCTTTGAGGATTTGCGTAACATTTCAAATGTTGTTACTAACTCTTTTGCACTGGTATTTGCAATTGGTGGCGGAAGCGGAAACCGTCTGGAATTTAATTGTGCAACAGCACATATTGAAATTCCTACGCACTCAATTGAAGATGTTATTTCTCTCGAGACTAACTTTATGGCACTGCCTCAGACAATTGATGACACAGACGAAGTAGTTGTTACTTATAAGGTATAATAAATAATACTCTTTAATAGGGGCTCCGGCCCCTTTTTTATTACTCCTACGAAAAATAAATCTTGACATTTCTCCTTATGTAAACTATAATACAATAGTTAGGAGTATAAAAACCAAGCCTTCAAGCAGAGTGAATTAAATGCCGTCAATATATAACTTTAAAGAAGATGTAGAAGTTTATGTAGTTAGCGGGGGTACAACATATAGAATATATGTAAGTAATATAACTTTTAGTCAGACGTTTTCTGAACAAAGTTATCCAGTTGCTACCATTCATTCTCCTAGTGACCTGTTTGAAGAAAGTGTTATAAATGCAGCTAACATTGCAAATTTTTCTTTTGAAGTACCCGTAACAAGAGAAGAT